ACTGCAAATTCAGGTTGAACTATTGTATCTGCCTACCAATATGTCAGATCAGCTGACACTGGTTTTTGATAATCAATCTAACTCATTGTCTGTGTCATAATAATACCAGTTTTTAATATCGATAAATATTAAAACAACGGGTATTACTATGGCGATCACAACTAGACAAACCAGCTTATTAGTCCAACAGGATTGGACTAAAATTTATCAGACTTTCAGAGAAGCCGACTTCCAGAGTTTTGACTTTGAAACTTTGCGCAAGAGCATGATTGAATACTTGCGTACATATTATCCAGAAGACTTCAACGACTTTACTGAAAGTTCTGAATATATTGCACTTATTGATCTTATTGCGTTCTTGGGACAAAGCCTAGCATTTCGCACTGATTTAAATGCCCGGGAAAACTTTCTAGACACAGCAGAACGTAGAGATTCTATATTAAAGCTGGCACGATTGTTGAGCTATAATCCAAAACGCAACGTTCCGGCAACAGGACTATTAAAGTTTGACAGTGTCAGTACCACAGAAACAATCTATGACAGTCAAGGCAATAATCTCAACGGATTAATATTATTATGGAACGACACTACTAACAATAACTGGCTAGAACAATTTACCGCTGTACTAAATGCTTCGTTGATAAACTCTCAAGCAATTGGTAAACCAGGAGCCACACAAACTCTAAGTGGTGTCAGAACCGACGAATACAGTGTTGATATTCTGCTGAACTTGAACCCAACATATACATTTAAGTCCACCATTGCAGGATCAACGTTTCCTTTTGAAGTGACCAGTGTTACTAGTCAAGGACAAACATACTTGTACGAGGTTGACCCTGTTGAAAATACCAAGTTTAACTTGGTGTACCGTAATGACAACCAAGGTAACGGATCAAACAACACAGGATATTTTGTATATTTTAAACAAGGTGAACTAAGAAGCCTGGACTTCACAATAGCAGAAACGTTACCAAACAGAGTGGTCAGCATCAATTTTGATAACATTAACAATTCTGATGTATGGCTATATTCGCTGAATTCCAATGGTCAGGCTGAAACCAAGTGGACTCAAGTGCCAGCAGTAAACGGTATTAATGTAATCTACAACAACACAGATCAACGAAACCTGTACAGTGTTAGCACAAGAGCAAATGATCAAGTTGATTTGATATTTGGTGACGGTTCATTTACCAACATACCAGTTGGCCAGTACAGAATTTACTATAGACAATCAAATAATTTAACTTATAAAATTACACCAGATGAAATGTCTAGTATTGCAATTAATATTCCTTATAGAGGAAGAACTGGTCGCGCTGAAACATTAACTGTTCGTGCCAGTCTGCAATACACAGTTACCAATGCCAGTGCTAGAGAAACGTTAGAATCTATTAGATCAAAAGCACCACAGCAATATTATACACAGAATCGTATGGTAACAGGCGAAGACTATAACGTGTTACCGTTTACTACATTTAATAATATTCTTAAAATTAAAGCAGTTAATCGCTCTAGTTCAGGCATTAGCCGCTATCTAGATGTAATTGATTCAACTGGAAAATATTCTAGCACAAATATATTTGCACAAGACGGCATAATCTACAAAGAAAACTACTCAAATACCCTTAACTTCCAGTTTACCAGTAGTACTGAAGTAAACTACATTGTGCAGAATCTAATTAGACCGCTGATCAATGATTTACCAACCAAGCACTTGTATTACGATACTGCCACAAGGTATAATCCAACCAGCGGCACAGTTAACGCCGGATCATTTATTGTAGGGTATGCTTATAAAATAACGTCAGTGGGTACCAGCGATTTTACCACAATTGGTGCCAGCAGTAATGCAGTAGATGTTTTATTTGTGGCCACTGGTGAAGGTACTGGCAGCGGCACTGCAGTTAGAGTAGCAAAATGGGCATTGACATCCGAAGTAAACAGCAGAAGCGTTGGAAGTTTCAGCAGTCCAAATTACACATATCTGGTCCAGGGTTCCTTGATCAAGTTTGCTGCACCAACAGGACAATACTTTGATGCGCAGAATCAGCTCCGGACCGGAACTGTAAGCTCAGAGTTTCATCAACACGAACTATGGGCCAGCGTAATTGAATACAGTACACCTGGTTCTGGCACTGCCACTTTGAGTATAGCAGTACCTACTGGTGCTATTGTGGTATCAATTGTACCGGTTTTTGCCAACGATTGGCCAGCTGGCACAATTGCTGCAATTGTGAATAATATTTTAAGCTTTAAAACGTTTGGTATCAGATACGATGTGCCAACCATGACATGGGAATTGATAACAGAAAGTAATCTAGGGCCTGTTAGTGGTAACCCTTTTAGCCTGACAAACGCAGGATCCACTGCTGGCACCGGACTAGATGACAGTTGGTACATACATTTATCTTTTGCTGATCAGCAATACACTGCAATCAGCAGAGGTATTAATTATTATTTTCAAAGCACCAGAGAAACAAGATTCTATTATGACCCAAATGTAAAAGTGTATGACAGTAGAACTGCCACTACAAGAAGTGATGTTATCAAAGTATTAAGAACAAACACTTTGCCTGATTCTGCAGATGCGCTATATTATTCGCAAAGTTATAGGGTATGGGATAAGGTAATTGGCATTGATGGCTACGAAGACAATAGAAAAATATTGATCAGCTTTCCTGATGACAACCTAGACTCTGTGCCTGACAATCCAGATTTGTTTGATATACTGGTTGCACCAACTGTGAATGAAAACGATAAATTTGTGTTTTATCAATTGACAACAGATCAGTATGACTTTTCTAGGTATGATCCAGTTGCCCAAGGCATAATTGTATCAGACTATTCAACCATAGATCAAATTGAAAGTAACTTGTCTTTGTATCTTCAAGACACAATATTTTATGCTGTGTCTGAGGATGTATTTTATCAATCGTTGGGTACATCTGTGGTTGTAGTTGACACATATCTGGCCAGAGTTGGCAGACAAGAGTTAATGTTCCAGTACACACACAATGCACCAAACGACAGACGTATTGATCCAAGTCCAAACAACTTGATTGATTTTTACATATTAACCAAAGAATACAGCGATCAATATTATTCTTATATTAAAGATTCTAGCGGCAAAGTGTCAGAGCCTCAGGTTCCAACCAACGACGAGTTAAAAATTAATTTTGGTTCAATTGAAAGTTATAAATCCATCAGTGACAGTATAATTTATAACTCAGCCGTATTTAAACCGTTGTTTGGCAGCAAGGCCAGGCCAGAATTACGTGCCACATTTAAAATAGTCAAGAACCCCAATATTAGCATCACCGACAACGACGTCAAGAGCCAAGTTATTTCGGCAATTAACACCTACTTTGATGTTAACAACTGGGACTTTGGAGAAACATTTTATTTTAGTGAATTGAGTGCATATTTACATTCAAGCTTGACCCCCAATGTGAGCAGTATTATTATTGTTCCAGATGCTGCTACTTCTAACTTTGGAACGCTGTACCAGATCAATGCTGAACCAAACGAGATTGTGGTAAGTGCCGCAACAGTCGATAATATACAAATTATTAGTGCAATAACAGCTGGACAACTTAACCAATAAGTAGGAATAGATAATGCCAATTCGTAAAAGTATAGAATTTTTACCTGAAATATTTAGAACTGACACAAATAAAAAATTCTTAAACGCCACCGTTGACCAGCTGATCAGCGAACCACAGTTTAAGAGAATTACTGGCTATATTGGCAGAAAGCTGGCGCCATCGTTCAAGACAACCGATAGTTATATTGCTGAGCCCAGCAATATCCGTCAGCATTATCAGCTTGAGCCGTCGCTGATTATCAAAGATACTATTACAGATAAAATAACTTTTGCAACAACCTACTATGATATTGTAAATCAAATTGGGCACTACGGTGGCCTCAATAATAAACACGACAGACTGTTTGACAACGAATACTACACCTACGATCCAAAATTAGATTTTGACAAGTTCATTAACTTTAGTCAGTATTACTGGCTTGAAAATGGGCCCAACGCAGTAATAGTATCTGCAGGTGGAGTTCCGTTATCGTACGAATTTACAGTAACATACGACTCAGTTAACAAAGTATACTTGTTTTCAGGACAAGGATCTGCACCAAACCCTACACTGACATTGGCTCGTGGCGGAGTTTATACCTTTGTAAACAACAATCAAGATAATCCTTTTTATATTCAGTCAAAGACTGGAACATCAGGATTTGACCCTGCATCTCCAAACATCAATGTCAGAGAGGTACTAGGAGTTTCTAATAACGGTGCAGAAGTTGGAACCATACGGTTTACTATCCCGTCAGAAACTGCACAAATACAGTGGACCAGTATGACGGTAGCAGCCACAGTGGACTATGCAACTGATCTAAGTTATGCCATGATTCATGGTGCAACACTGGACGACTTAAATTTAAATCTTGGTGGATTAGATGGCATTGTTACTTCAATAGAAGGTAAAAAAATAGTATTTGTTAACAATAACTATCTAGAAGATGAATTTTGGACAGATTATTCAGCCACCATCATTGACGGTGTAGCGTACTTTAGTGAGTCAACTGACACTGTGACATTTAACAAGCGCAACGACATTTATTCAATCACTGTGCTGCCCGACGAGTTGGGCGTTGATCGTATAGTACTCTTATACGACACTTCGGTATTAAATGAACAAAAAATACGTGTACGTGCCGGAGAACAGTATGCTGGATATGAATTCTACAGCAGAAGCGATCTGTTTAATGTGGTACCTTTAATTACTGCCAGTCTGGGTACTCTTTATTATCAGAATAGCAATCAAAGCGATGCAGTTGGTGCTATCAATGTGGTTGACCCAGTGCTGGCCACAATTGACCCAGCTGCTGATATTATAGGACAAGACAATTATACTTCTCCGTCGGGCATAGTGTTCACCAACGGTTTAAAAGTGACATTTGATGCTTCTGCCACAGAGAGTTACCAAAATCAAACATACTACGTCGAAGGAGTGGGTACCGCTATTAGATTGGTTGACGTAACCAAGTTAGTATGCGCTGAGTTAGATAACACATTGACACTGCAAGATTACATCACCGTAAACAGGTCAAGCCTTGATCAAAACGCCTGGACTAGAAGTAATAGATGGTTCCACAGCAATGTAATAGAAAAAACAGCAGAATACAACAAAGTAGACCCTGTGTACAATCAGCTGGCCCGAGCAAAACGACCAATCATTGAATTTTTGCCAGATATACAACTTTATAACTTTGGTACATTGGCAAAGTTACCAGTTGATAAATTAGATACGGTCATAACAAATGCATATACTCAAGTTCAGGGTAAGATTGTTTTTATGCCGGGATTACAGGCATCGTTGACTGCTGGATCGCCGGTGGTTGTACTAACAAGTGGTACCACTGATGGACTTTATGCTGGCATGACCTTGGTCAGGGACAGCGGAACCGGAATATTTGGTGCCAGCACGGTGATTACCAGTGTAGTTACTGCTACCCAATTTTTAGTAAGTGTTAATCATCAGACTACTGGTACAATTGTTTTTTCTGCGCAGAATGTGAGTGCATCCACTGACTATGCAACATTTTCAGTTGGTGGCAATGAAGTCACATTCAATGACGGCGACCGGGTCATTTTTAGCACAGATGAAGATAATAATGTACGAAATAAGATTTACGATTTCTCAATTGAATTAACCACCGAGGCACCAGATATTCTGATCTATAGATCATATTTTGTTGCAGCCGACGACTACGAAGTTGCCGCGGGACATTCTGCTATTGTAAATGCCGGAGACCAAGGAAACCAACAATGGCACTACAATGGTGAATCCTGGATTTTGTCACAAACTAAAACGGCTGTCAATCAGGAACCGTTGTTTGACATAATTGACACCAACGGAGTCAGCTTGTCTGATTCAGCCAGTTATCAAGGCAGTACCTTTACTGGTACAAAAATTATCTCTTACAAGCGCGGAACAGGAGCCAACGATCCAGTACTGGGGTTTCCGTTAAGTTATAAGAACTTTCAATCTCAAGGTGATATTGAGTTTGAGAATAACTTTGACAACGACACATTTGAATATTTGACATCTATTGCTACATCTGGACTTGTTAATATTAACACTGGCCTCTTACAAAAAAATATTACCAGAGATTCGTCTAGCAGAGAAAATATTTGGACCATTGTTGAAGACTTTAGCAAACAGTTTCAATTGCACAATTTTGAATACGACGGAGACACAAACTTATTTCCAGTTAGTGCGTTGCCTGAGTTGAGTGTTAACTCTCCTAACATCCAGGTGTTTATTAACAATCAGTTTATTAGTTCAGAAAATTTTGCTACAACAAAGATTGTTGACAGATATGCAATCTTGATCAACCCTGATTTATTAACAAAAGGCGATGCTGTTTTTATTAATCTATACAACAAAAATGTTGTACTAGACAATGCATATTACGAAATTCCAATCAATCTAGACATCAACAGTGCAAATAAAAATATACAAACACTAACGTTGGGGCAGCTAAGAAATCATTTAGTTACTACAAAAAATAAAAGTTTATCTGTTATTGGTGACATACCGGGAAACAGTAATCTTAGAGATATTCAAATTATTAACAAAGGTGGCAGTATACTGCAGCACAGCGCACCTTTAATTTATGCTGGCTTATTTTTAACCAACGCCACTGCTAATTTTGTTAATAGCATAAAGTTTGCATCAGAAGAGTACTCAAGGTTTAAAACTAAATTCTTAGAATTAGCAATAAATTCAGAATTAGATAGACTTGATGTGGCTGGCAGTGTTGACACGATACTTAGTAGTATCAACAGCTTAAAAAATTCCATGTTTCCATGGTACTACAGTGATATGGTTCCGTATTCGGCCATGGACAACGTCAGACTGCCAGTGTATACCGTTATAAACCCTGCACTCAAGAGTTACGAGATTACTAGTATTTTTGAATCCACTATATCAAATGCTGCTGTTCTAGTATATTTGACACGGACCGTAGATAATGTAACTACTACTGTTTTGCTGGTCAAAAATCGAGATTATGTGTTTGAAACTGAAAGACCTGCAATTACATTCTTGGATTCATTCACGTTGCTTTATAATGACGCAATTCAGATCATAGAATACACTAATACAGATGGTAGTTATGTGCCCGAAACTCCTACAAAAATGGGAATGTATCCTAAATTTATTCCTGAAAAATATTTAGATAATACATATACTACTCCAATCTATGTGGTACAAGGACACGACGGCAGC